AGCGCCGGGAGAGGGACCAACAGAAAAATGCGCTGGACCGAAGTACGCCGCCGAAAATGTCATTTCCTGAAGGACCCTCTCTGGGGCTACGCCCCATCTCCCCCTGTCAGGGGGAGAACATTGGAAACGAGAACTAATCAACTATGGCTGACCTGATACTCCAACCTTCGCTTGCGCAGGATTTGCGTTCAAAGGCGCATCTGGCGCTGGTTGATCGGCTGGGCAATCTCGATCTGTCATCGCTGCTGGTTTACCGGATTGCCTCGCTGATCGATTCTGCCGTGCTGGCGATGGCCTGGCAGTGGGACGTGCTTAACCCTTTGCTGTTGCCGGATACTTCGCAGATCGTCACTTTGAGCTATCCCGGCTGGGATCAGATCGCCAATCTCGACGCGCTCATCAACATCGATTTGCTTTAGTTTGAGGCGGAGCGGAGCGTGCCGCCGCCGCTGGCGGTGCTTTATGCGCAATACCGGGCCTTGATTCTTTTGAGTACGGCGCTTCATTCGAGTATGGGCACCGTGGCGGCGCTCAAGAAAGGGCTCGCCGGGCTTGGTTATGCCAACGCGATTGTGCAGGAGGGGCAGAACAGTTGGGGCGGCAATCAATGGCCGTCGAACGAAGGATGGGCAGCCTTCCGGGTGCTGATCGACTTGGGGACAGTGCCGCCGGACACCGACATCGAGCATCTGGCCACGCGGATGGCGGCGATCTGCAATTACTTGAAGCCGGCGCGATGCTGGCTCGATAGTATCCAGTTCCGCCGATATTTGCAGGATACGCTGGTTCCGGCAGTCACAGATTTCCTTGGCTGGTTGGACTTCGTGACTCCGCAGCCCAGTGATTTCGTCGTGGCGCCGTTCTGGCCAGTGAGCGATGCGAAAACGATCGTGCCGCTGCACGATACGCGCTATTACCATGCCGGGACCACCTATGGGCAAAACGAACCGCATGTGTCGGATGGGCCGCTGGTAATCAACGGAGTGGTGGTGAACGTAGATGAATGAACTGTTGCTTTTTAACATCACGCTGAGCACAGACAGCGAAGGATGTCCCTCTTGCGGCAAGCAGCATAAAGGGTTGAGCGCGGATTTGCGGCGCACTGAAAAGCAGAGAGTGATGGCATATGTCTTTTGTCCAGAGACCGGGGAAGAGATTTCAATTTCGGTCAGAGAGTATCCAGGATGAGTAATTCGAGGCCCCTCTCCCTGAATAAGGACCCTCTCTGCGGCGCGGCGCCGCATCTCCCCCTGTCAGGGGGAGACAGCCGGAAGCAAGCACGCGGCAAGGTGCGGCTTTTCCGGCGCGGCCGCCTGCTGTGGGAACGCGACAACCTGGTGGTCAATGCCGGGCTGACGGCGCTGGCCAATTTGTTGGGAGGGGTAACTTCGGGGCAGTTTGTGTCTGTTGCCGGCTTCGGTTCGGGCAGCACGGCGCCGGCGCCGGGTGATACCGGGCTGGGCGCATCGCCTGCCTATTACAATGCGATCGGCACGATCACAATCGGCCCGAGCGGCGTCGTGGCGGCAGGCAGCGTGCAATTTACCTATCAGCTGGTCGCAACCGACTATGCGGCGAATCCGCTGACGATCACCGAGCTCGGACTGTTCGGCAATACCGGCAGCGCAGCTTTTCCGGCGGCGGTGGGAACCGCGAATCCGGCATGGACAGCGTCCCATGCGTACACTGTGGGCAATTTGATAGTTGACTCGAACGGGAATATCCAGCGCTGCACTACCGCGGGCACTTCGGGCGGGTCGCATCCGGCGTGGGCAACGACGATCGGGAATACCACCAATGACAGCGGCGCGGTGTGGACGCTGGTGGCAAAAAGTACGGCGCCATTGCCGATGATCGCCCATGTGGTGGTGCCGAGTTTTCCATACACCGGCGGCGGCAATTATTCGGGGACATGGACGATCAGCATGTAGTTATCAGGAGAGAACAAAATGGCAGAAGTGGCAGTTAACTACATCATGGGTTACACCACGGTCACACATGAGATCATTTATACCTACGGGCACAGCAAACCAAACGGCTATGACATTACGAATCATCCCGAGACGGCTTGGGAATATATCCCTGACAGTCTCCGCTATCCGGTCAATGAGCACGGCCAGATCTTAGATTCAGACGGGAACATTCTGGCTAATGGGCTGACATTCAAGGATGGCACTGCTACTGGTCCCTTTGGTCCGATCGTGGTTCAGCACATGCCGGCAACAGAACCAGCGCCGCCATCTCTACCGGACCCAACACCTACCCCGGCATCAGCGGAGACTGCGGCGACAATTGCATTGCAACTTGCTCAGGAGATGGCTGCAACCAAACTGCCCAACGCTGGCCCGTTACAGCTGGGCTCGCCAATCGCGGCCGCTGATGTCGTGAGCGGGTGGATGAATGTGCAGCCGGAAAGCGTCAATTTCCTGGATATGCCGGCTTGGGACGCCACAACCACGCATCATACTCTCATCGATGCTTCGGCGATTGGTGCCGAGTTGTGCGGGATTAGCTATCTAGTGAGCCAAGGGATCTCGCTCGATACCATCGCAGAGTCGATTGCCGCAGACTCTCATATTATCTTGTCTACCCTTTTGCCAGGATTGTGGGACAACATGATTGCCGGCCTCAAAGCTCGGCAGTGGCCGCACAACAATGATCCCTTTGGTGCCCTTGGCGTGCGGTGGCCCGTGGAGCCAACCATCTCTCAGCGCATCTATGACCTGGTGATGAACGAGATTGCCAAGGGGATTCCCGAAGCCCAGATCGTGGCGCAAATCCAGGATTTGCTGACGCCGGCGGCGGAGTGAAAATGATCCCTCAAGTAATATCGCTACGCCGCAGCTATGCTTGTGATTTTTGTAATCCTGTGCGCAAACCAACGCTCGAGGTTAAATGCACTTGCTATTATCCATGTGAAGAGTGGTGGTGCCCGGAAGCTCCGATGGATGACAGTGAGTTAAGCGAGCTGGATGATGGCTAATCCCACCGGTTCCACTTACCTTCAAGCCAACTCTTTCTATACTTGGGTAGATGGTGACATCTACGAGATTATCCAGACTGATCAGCAGGAAGAGGCGGCAACCGGCGCTTCGTTCGCGGGGCTGGGGGTGGACAATCAGCCGCACCAGGTGCTGCTCAACAAGGTTCAGTACACGCACGCCAAGCAACTGATCGATGAGACGAACATCACCATCCTGCAAGCCTTCATGGCGCTGTTTACCTGCAAGATGGGAGTGAACGGCTATATCGAGCTTGGCGCCCAGGATGTGAGCCTGGGGCAGATTCAGCCGATCGTGCAGTGGGGGATGATCAGCCTGGTGGGGGCTGCGGGCAGTTCTCAATATCTGTATAAATGGCGCTTCCCCTTTAATTTCCCGCTGACCTTTCCCAATGCGATTTATGCGCTGTATCCCTATTGGCTGGCGAATCTTTCAGGGTCGCAGGATTCTTCAAGCAGCGCCGATGTGCTTTCCCTGCCATGGCGTTCCTGGATGCTGGAGGCAATGGCGCCGCTGCAAAGACAAGGCAACAGTTTGTTGGTATTGCCCCAGATAGTTGACATCGATCAGCCTCGGTAACAGCACCGATCGAGATTGCGACCAGCGCCAATGACGAAGGCATTACCGGCATCGGCTGGATTGCGATTGGGTATTGAGGTTGTTCTCCCCTTCCCTTTAGGAAAGGGGGAACAGAGAAGATTGACGATGAAGGAGATAAACATGGAGAGCGAACAATGGGAACGCGTGGCAACCAAGGCCGCATTAAAAATAATTCCCGCGCTTCACGGCATGCCGCTTAATCAGGCGCGATACGCGCTTCGAACTGCTGAAACGCTGCTTTTACAAACGCACAGTGTTGATGCTGATAACGCCGAACTCAAAGCTTTTGAGAAAGAATACGATTCCGCTCTTTCGAAATAGCCCTTAACGCGCGCTCTGCGGGATTCTCAGTGCTGTGTATGCCATTATCACGATCTCCGGCTTGTAATAATTCGCCCAGGATTAGGACGAGGGCAACGAAAATGTCTTCGTTCAAACGCTTATCATCGTCAGCCATACTGCTTTTTACGGCTTTATTTGCATGCCGTCCAGTTTTTGCCCAGTACAATCCTATCCCGAACTTTACCGGGACTTTGGCCGGGCAGCATTTCCGCAATGCGGTCAACAACAAGCTTAACGGCAGCGACTCTATTGCGCCGCAGCTGGTCCATATCAACTTCGCCCAGCTCCCGGCTACTGCGGTCAATGGGCAATTGTTCTATGTCGTCGATGGCGCGCCGGGGACGCCTTGCCGGGGCGGCGGCTCAGGCGCAGTGGCGATGGGAGTGAATGGGCAATGGGCGTGCGGCGCGCCGGGTTCACAGATACAGAATGTGCTCAGCTATGGAGCCAAAGGCGATTGCACCACGCCCGACGACGCGGCGATCCAGCGCGCGATTGATTCGACGCCGAACAATACCAACGATGGCACGACGCCGATCTATCTGCCGGCGACGCCAGCCACCAGCAACAGCAGCGGCCAGGACAAATGCTACCTGCTGAGCAAGCCGATGGTGCTGCCCCATGGCCAGATCAATCTCTATGGCGACGGCCGCGAGCAGACCTTTATCGGCGCGAATTATTACGGACCAATCCTGCTGGCGGGAACCGACACCCTGGCGCTCGGCACTTCGCTGCTCAGCGGCGGCGGCAATGCGATTGATCTCACCAGCACGCCGTTTCTTGAACTGACGATGTTGCTGCGCAAGCGCCTGAACGGGCACAGCGCTTTTTCCATCGAGTTCGAGCTCAACGTGCCAGCCTCGCCAAGCCACAGCATGATTCTGCAGAGCTCCTATGACTGGCCTTACCAGTCTTACATGAGGACAGCGATCGCGGGCGCATTCGCGATCAGCTACCAGTCAAGCAATCCCCATCTCAGCATGTCGGCTACGCTCAGCACCAGCGGCACAGTCTCGATCAACACTGCCAACAATTCGATGGGCGCCGGCAATCATGCGGTGGGGCTTTATTATGACGGCGCCCATCTGTGGAGCTGCGTGGACGCACTGCCTCGTCGCCGCAGGCGGCGGCTGGGAGTTGGGTGCAGAGCAAATGGGAATCAATCACGCTGCCGGATCAGCTTGGCAATGGGGCGATTACCTGGCCCGATGGCGCTGGCGGCGCCGGGGTGCTGAACGACAGCTTCAGCGGCAAGCTCGATAATCTGCGAATCTCAAACGTGGCGCGCGCCACCAGCGGGACCTGCCCTGCGGTGCCATCATCGAAGTTCACCTACGATTCAAATACCGACCTGCTCTTGAAGGGGCTGAGCTGCGCTGACGGCGCTCAATACTGTCTTGAGAACGGCACCGGCCAGTATGCGGTTTATGCGCAGAGCAATATCTCGCCGAGCGGCTTCTATCCTGCGGCCGGCAACGGAGTGTGGTTTCCGGTGCTGGGACAAAGCGGTCCGGACGCCTCGCATCTCTGGGTGCATGATCTCGCTTTGGGCTGGAATTACTGGACGCAGGGCGCCTATATCCTGCGTTCGTCCTGGTCGCAATTCGAGCGGCTGGCGGGAATCGGCGAGCACAACGGATTCAATCTTTATTACCTGGATTAT